CTGCTTTCTTTTTGCCTCCTTCTTTGCATTGAATTTTCTTTGCGGAGGATTGCCGCTGGGCTTGTCTGGCTTTACAAGAAGCAGATTGCCTTTCTTTGATTTGATAACGAAAAGGTCATCAAACCTTTTTGCGCTTCTGTCGTATGCCTCTGGATGCACCGGAATCGTAAGGTACTGCACCCGCTTCGCAGAAATTGTTCCTCCCTTAACTTTGTGCGGAAGAATGGGGCTGCTTATTGCCACAACCACTCTGCCCCGCCCCTCTGTTATTGGGTTATTAACAGTATTCCCAACCTTATTCCAAAAGTTTGTCCTTCTGCTTGGATTTAACTTGTTTGGCTCGTTGGCATTTTTCTCACGGTAGAACTTTTTAAGGTAATTGGAAACGCCTCTTGCTCCGACAGTCAGAACATCATTTAGTTCCTTTTCGGTAAGCTGCATCTGGTTAATGCCAGAGGGAAGCTCTACCCGGGTTTGCATCATACCGGCGATTCCTCCAGTTTAGCATCCGGTGAAGCCTCAAAGCGTTTTACCGCCCCATTAACCATTGCTGCGCCCATGTTGCGCTCCATTGCATCCTGCAACACCCTTGTGTCTAATTTATCAAACAGTTCCGGCATTGTACTTGCCGCCTTGTTTACTGCCCTTTCAAAATCAGCATCCGAAACCTTGTCATCCATTGCTTTGCTCACTAATTGAACAAAAGCAGGTTTTACTGGCGCAAGCCACGCTTCACTTACTCCCGTAATATCTTCAATAACGTTGTTAAGCAGTTTATCCCTTGGCCCCGGCTCTGCGCGTTCAGCTTCCACGACTCCCTCCTTGGCAAACATGGGGGGCTGCATTGGGGCAGGCTCCGGCGGGGTAATGATTTCCTCGCCTGTTTGGGGCATTGGAACATCATGCCTGTCGTAGAACCATTCGCGAGGCATATCAATGCCACTACCTAAAAGGATTTGGTCGCGCTGCGCTTCCAGCACTGGATCACTTGGCCCCGCTAGGTCAGGCACTAAGGTTGGCATTTCATAATGATCGCCATAGTTTAATTCGCAAATGGAACGGATTAACTGCTCGTTAAGCACATCAGCCGCCCATTCACAAACATCCTGCAACCGTGTCCTGCGAACATCTTCGTGAACATCGCCCAATGCTCTGCTGCCAGAATCTCCAACATCTGTTGTTAAGGTTTGCCCAAGAATGGTGATGTCACAAAGTTTGTCCGCTAAATTAATGAAATAGCTTTGAGGATTGTCCTGCCCTGACTTGCTCGCTTCCTTAAACTCAACCTGTGTTCCTGCCGGGAAGGCTCCCCACGCTGCTGCTCCCATATTTTCCAACATGTCAGCAATGTCGTTCTTTATGTTTGCCGATGCACCGGGGTCATAGGTTGCCCAACGCAAAGGCTGTCCGAAAACCTGTGCGAAGTTTAACAGCCAATCCCGGCAGTAATTTTGACCGCTCCACCAATAGGCTAACTGGCGCAAAAGGCCATACCCCATTGAGTTGCCGGAACGGTTCTTGTAAATCCCAATCAAAAACTTGTTAGCTGGAAATTCCTCGTAAACGCCATCCCCCTGCGGTGACAGCATCAAGTCAGGACTGTCATATGGGAATGAATAGTAACGAGGATGGCAAAAGTAAGTTGAGGCAGGGCAAATGCCTTCGGGCTTTACCTCCCAAAGTATCTCCTGCACCGAAAACCCTTTGCCTACCCCATCGCATAAATCGTAAATGGCATTGCGGAAGCCATTGGTTCCAGCGATTGGATTGCCTACCCAGTTATCAATCGCATACTGAACAAAGTCGGCTTTTTCCTGCGCGGAATCTGTTGGCCTTTCTCCCCGCTCAGTGTAAGGCATAACGGTGTATGTTGCCCCTGCCGCTGCGCTTTTAAGCTCATGCAGATTCTTTGATAACCTTGACCATGAGTCCTCCATCAACTCATAGACTTGGTATTGTTGGCGAATATCCCCACTTAGAGCGGCACGAAGTATGGCAATTACATTGGCTGGGCTTTGTTTACTGCCCAGCGAATTGCTGTCCATGCGGTCACGGGTACTAGGCGCGACAACTCGCTTGCCGATACTTGCCCCGTTCGGTTCCTTCTTGGCACTAAACCAATTGCCTAAGCGGTTACTTAATCCTGCAATCATACCAAGGTCGGCCTTAATCCTGCCAATTTAGCTCGGCCAAGGATTACGTTATCTGTCTCTTGTATCGCCCCTGTCCCTTGATTAAGCAACGATGCATAATTAGCCAAAGCCAAGGCGGTGCATCTATCTGCATGGCCATCAGCCCTTCGTAAAGCACGGTATTGCTTATTGCCCCCCGGCGTTGTCACCTCATTAACTGAATGCAAATCTTCTCTTATCGCACTATCCCTTGGCACTCGTAGGGTTCTTTCTTGGAAAGCCCTGCGTAAGCCGGGGAATATCTTAGCCTTGAAGCCTTGCGTGAATGTGCATTGCTCCAGTTTGTACTGAAAGCGATTGGCCAAGGATTCGCTTAAAGCATTACCAATGCCTGTCGAATCTATAGCCGCATACGATGATTTGTTAATTCTTTCAGCAAGCAGTTCCTCCTGCAAATGATATGGGGTGTTTCGCAAAGCCAAAACCTCCCTAGTCCAAAAAACATCGCCCACCTTTTCAAGCGTCCAACAAACAGTCAGGTCATGCTTTCGGCCAATATCAATTCCAACATAGCGAACCGAACGCCCCCCTTGGTCATCGCACTCCACCGTAGCCTCGTCACTTACGCATTCATCAATAAGCGTGTAAGGTAATAAGACATTAGCAGCATCCACAAACTCGCATTCGTATTCCTGCTCCCAAGCATCAGAATCATCCAAGCCACGCTTTAATTCTTCAGCGTTCATTGGCAGGCCTTCCTCAATAGCTGAGTGAATGGTTGTTTTGTGGCGAACAAAATTAAGCTCGTCAGACTTGTTCCATATCTCAAAGAACTTGGAATTGCGCCCTGCCGGGGTGCTTATGATTCTTATTTTTAACTCCCCGCGCAACGGGTTAGAAATAGCTGGGTAAATGGCCTCATAAATACGGTCAGGCCTTTCGTGGAAAGCAAACTCATCCAGCACTAGGTTGGCTGAATATCCCCGCACGGTGTCAGGATTAGCAGGAAGGGCAAGAATGCGAGAGCCATTTGAAAACCTCACTTCGCTTGTGCGACAGTCAGGCTTATCTAATCCAAGGGCATCAGAAACAACCCTTGCAACCCTGTTCCCCTTTACCATCCATTCTTCCGACTGCCTTTGTCCTGCAGATAAAACAACCCAATCTGTGCTTGGTTTATCAGCACAACTGGCAACTGCTTCAAATGCAGAACCTAATGAGCCGCCAATCTGCCTTGATTTAAGCCAAATCTTAAAACGCGAATCATCAGAAACCCATCGCTGCTGATACGGGAGCATCAACTTAAACAAGGCTTCTGCGCGTTTAGCTTTATCCATTAGTTATTTTCTACATTAGGCGCACCAAGCATTTCTCGCCAAGTTCCCATCAAAGTGTTCTCGTCAGTAATGAGGTGGCCAGAATGCTCAACATTAACTTCAGCCCTGTCACTAAAGCCACATACATTTTTCAGAGCAAAGATTAACGAAACAACATTGTCTTTTTCTAAGGCTTGCTGAACCAACTTTCGCTTTAGAGAAGTTCCCAGCTTAGCTCTGCCCTTTTGATAGGCCACGCTAAACTCGCTTTCTGCATCGCGCATCTGCCGGTCAATAACATCGTGTGAGCAACCAAGCAAAGTGCCCATTTCGGCCTTGGTAGCATTTAATCCTCCCAGCCTTTCAACTAGGTCTAGGTCAAAAACTATCTTAGGACGGCCACCGGGATGTTTGCCATTACTGGCGGGTGTGGGGGATGTGAGTCGCTTGCCTGTTGTCGCTCCTGCCATTTGCAAAAGGAATGATTGCAAGCAAAGAAGGGTAGCAATCAAATACTAATTTCAATCAATTTAGTATGATTCTACAAATTTAAAGAAGTATTTTTGTTTTTGAAGTAATTATCTAGGTCAGCACGCAGGATTATTTTCTGTCTGCCTGCTAAAAGGGCATCAATTTGGCCCAGTTTTATCATCATTTGAACACGGTAGGGAGTGATTCCAATTAGTTTTGCAACCTCTGGAACGGAGTAGGAGGGTTTTGTTAAATTAGTGTGCAACTTATCTCTTTTTGCGGTGTTAGTTGATTCTTGTTTATTCGCTTAGGCTAAAACTTAAATTGGAGCGCATGGGTGGGACTTGCACCCCCTTTGTCCAACTGGAAGTTGGCTGCATCAACTGCAAATGCTTCATACGCTTGTTTCCCCTAAATACATTGACGCGCCTCGTCTTTTTATTTCGCTAAACGGTAGGATTTGGACAGTCAGGCGACTTTTTGCGTCAGGATTCAGAAAGTAAATGTAACGAAGTTGGAACCCCGGAAGGTTTGTTGCGCCATTTTTCCTCCAATAAGTAGCGTTTCCTTTGCTCCACTTTTCTGTGCCAACATTAAGAGTTATGTCAGCAATAGTGCTGCCGTCAGGCATTAGCATGATCGTTTTATTTTCTTTGATGGAAGTTAAAACAAATCCGCTTGCTCTGTAAATGGCCCCATCACCGCATTGCGTTGCATCAGAGTAGCTTACTACCCA